CCGGAACGTCTGGGAGTTGTGCAACTGTGCTTTCAAATCCTGTGAGCAATGGAGTCCATGCAAACTCTAGTGTTGATGTGCCGCCCGATGCGATGAAGTCCCAAATGACAGTCATCGCGTTGACGACGTTGTTCATTATGTTTTCGAAGATTGTTCCCGTGAACGTCGCGATGTCATAAAAGATGTTTGTCCAGTTTTCGCCAAACCATGTCAGATAAGCCGGCATGGTGTCAGTGAGCCAATAAGCGATGCTGTTGAATGCCGATACCATGATCGAAATCATGGACAGCCCAACGAATTGCACGATCGGAACAATGTTTTCAAAGAACCATCGGAACTTCGTGACCCATTCCATGACCACGGAAAGCATCCCGCCGAATGTCGCTGTCGCTGCCCCGAAGATGCTTGTGTATGTGGTGTTCACGACAGCGTGCATCCCGGAGAACGCACCTTTGATCACCGCAAACAACTGATTGACAATCGGAGCAATGGCACCAACCGAGGACTTGATTCCTTCACTCATTGAAAGAATGCCCGCAAGCACCGGCTTGAATGCTTCATTCCCGACGCCGCCCAGTGACCCGAGCGTCTGCATCAGGTTGTTTTTGATCTGCGACAACATGCCTGAAGACGTGTTGCCGATGTCCTCCAGCGAGTTGGCATAGTAGCCTGTTCCGGTCGTGAGGTACTCCATCGCGGCGTCCATCTCAGTGACGCCGATCTTTCCATCACTGATCATCTTGTCGAGTGCTGCGCCGCTCTTTCCTGTTGCGTGCTCCAACCCTTCGTAAATGGCAATGCCGCGCTCTGAGAGCTGGTTGATTTTGTCCTGACCGAACGATCCGCGATTCGCTCCCTGCTGGTAGATGCGTGCAAGGTCGCCAAGCTCGGTGCTTGTGCCGGCCGCGATCTTCGCGAGCTGGTCTGTCTTCGCTGCCAAGTCGACCGCAGCAACTCCGCCCTTGAACAACAGGCGTGAAGAATCCAAAAGCTGCTGATTGTCGAACAGTCCAGCGGCTTTGGTCTTCTGGATGGAAGCGACAATTGCCGCCCCTTGCTCCATGCTGTGTACCATCGTGCCGAAGACTGCGATATTCTTTTCAGTGGCCATCGCCGTTGTTGTTGCCATGCCGACCATGGCAACGCCCAGTGCTCCCGCTGCCACCGCTCCCATCTTTAAGCCGCTCGCCATCGAAGACAGGCCGCTCCCGATCGACGATGAAGCGAGTCGACTTCCAGCGGCTGCCACTTGTTCCACTGATGCTTTGAGAACTCGCATTCCAGCGGCTGCGGCCTGTGTTGGCTTCAGCAATCCGTAGATCTTTGTTGCCAAAAACGTGATGGGAGTAGCTGCGGTTTTGATCGCTGAAAGTACCTGCGATGTGATAAGCGTGGCGTGGGAAAATGCCCGCATCGCCCGAACGCTCAACTGCAGACCGCCAGTGAGTGGCGGAAGATTGGCCCGAAGTTCTCGGAACTCTCCACTGCCACGCTGCATGGCCATGCTGACCGCGTGAATTGGAGACGTGACAACCGCAAAGGCACGGCGAACAAGCCCCATCGATCCGGCTGCGAACTTTGCTTCGAAAGCCATGAGTCGAGTTGGCAGCAGGGCGTGATATGCTCCTTTTGCGTACAGGTCGGCGGAAGTTCCGGTCTTAATAAAAGAACCAGTGGCCACGAACGCCAGGTTTCGCGCGGAGATCGCTGCTTCTCTGACGCTGGCGTTTGCTGCGTCAACGCCCTGAGCAACCTTCTCCGCTGCCGGTGCGATGAAGTTCATCGCATCCTTCAGCATCCCGACAGCGGTCCCGGTCGTCGGGTAAATCTTCGCAACCCGGTCGAGTGCTCCACGCTGCAAATCAAATTGCGAAGTGATCTTGCTCATGGTGGCTTGAAGGCTGTCACCGCTGCCGAGAACCTTTTGCATTCCGCCAGCAATCGCCGTCATGATTGCGGGAGCCCCGGAAATTGTTGCGTCGCCGAACCCTCGGAATGATTCGACTGCACCAGCTACGCCGCCAGAAATCTTCTGGATGAGACCAGGCAAAGTGTTGAGCGCTGGATTGACTGCCGGAGCAGCGAGCCCCATTCGGAAACGATCAAGCGAAAGCACTGCAGTCCGTGTCGTTGTGTCAATGCTGGCGATGGTTGTCCGCGCCGTGACCATAGCACTGGAAACACTTGTGACAGCCTTCACGGCCAGTGCAGCGCCAGCCAGCTTGATAAGATCAAGGCCGGCTGTTGGCTTTGCCGCGGCTGGAGTCATCTTGCTCGTGGCGGCGTTAATTGTAACGGTCTGCATTGCTGATGCAGCCGCCTGAGTCTGTGACACAAACTCCCGCATGTTGTCCGTAGACGACTTTACATCTCTGTTCACGTACTGCCAATGATCAGACAACTCCGGAGTCAACTGGGCCGCGTCTTCGAGCGCTTTTCCGAATTGCCCAGTCTGGGCGTCAAGTCGTAGCGTTGCGGCATTCAGCCCATCGAACGACGACTGCAGTCCCGCGGCGTTAGTTTTGATGCCATCCACATGGGCGACAACATCGCGTAATCCCTGCAGTGACTTTTGCAAATCAATGTCGAGTGCGAATTCCAGATCGTCGAGATTACCACCAGCCATGTTTACCTCGACATTCGTTCGCGAATTCGTTGCATGATCTGTTCCGCATCGTTCAGCGGTGCCGCGTCGTCAAACTTCAGCATGTACTTCTGTGGTGCATGGTCCGGAGGTGCCTCAGAGATTGATGCCGAGACGCTCCAGTACGTTGCCACCGCTGCCCGCAGGTCATCCCGCTTCGTTCCGAATGGTCGCATCCGATAAAACGCCAGCCAGCCATTAATATCATCGCGAGTCAGGACGGATTTCAGAAAACGCGGATGTGATGAATACTCGCCGCCGACTCCACAGAGACAGAGTTCGTACAGAATCTGTTCTGCGAAGTCCGCTCTTAGTTTTTTTCTGCGTCGTCCAGATCCTTTTCAGCTTCCGGCCTTGTCTTGTTGTTGGCCTTGCCTATGACGGTCATCAGGTCCGAAAAGATTGGAGCGTTGCAGACGGCCAGATCCGCGGCCAGATCCACCGTGAAGACCGGCGTTCCGTCTTCGTTGACGATTGATTTCGTGATCAGCTCAATGCGGGCCTTGTCCCCTTCCGGACCTGGCTTGACCGCAGGCTTTGCCAGTCGATTCAACTCGTTGACCGGCAACTGCTGAACTCTCGCGGATGTGCCGGGATGGTTTGGAAGTTCAATCGCTTCCGACTTGCAGCTGATGATTTCGCGAGCATTGATCGATGATAGAAAAACGGTCACAGATTACTTTCCGTTGATGATGTTGTTGAGCCTGGCAATCAGCCGCTTTTTTGCTTTCGGCCTGATTTCTCGCCAGTGTCGTTTGAAGTTTTCGTGAGTCGTCGTGTCGTTGCCGGCGTATCGCTGGGCGAAGTAGATTCCAACCGCTGCCCGCGTTCCTTGTGATCTTGATTTGATCGCCTGCCGTGTTTTTTTTCGTGTCGCTGGTGTCTTGCTGCGGATCTCAGATGCGATTAGCTGGGCCTCAGCTGCGACTGCTTCGGCAACTCGCTTTTCAAGTCGATTGATGAATTCTGTCAGTGTCACAAATCACCCCCGGCAACTGGCTTTCCGTGACGGCCGCCATGTCGAACTTTTGCCCCCAGACTCGTTGATTCGAAAAGTCGCCCTCACCCCGATGTGAGACAGCAATTTTTCGAGTGGCCCCGATCTTTAATCCGATGCGATTGCACTGGCGAGAGAAGTTCCAGTCTTCCGGTTCCACCCGTGGCTCACAACGGCCAGTTGCTGGTATGAACACGATTCTATCGTTGATCGTGAAGCACACTTTCATGGCCCAGTCCAGATCAAAGCGACAAACCCAGCAACCGGTATTCACTAGCAACTGGCCACCGATGTCTTCACCGGTAAAAGTCTCCGGAAGTGACATCACTTCGGCCATCGCCAACCGGCATTTCGGCCGCCACACTTCTTCGCCGTCGATCGCTGTACTTGTCAGCCCTTTGGTGTCCTTGATTGGAACAACCACACTGAGCACGTCCAGTTGTTTCGCTTCGAGTTCTTCAATCAGTTTATCGAGCCAGAAATCTTCCGGCGCAACATCATCATGCAACATTGCAAAGTATTTGATCGGCGTCTCATCAAGAGCCAGATTCAAGGCCGAGCACCACAGCCCGTTGAAGTTCGATGCTAGCAAAGATCCTGACGACTGCTGGACAAACACCGCGTCCATATTCCGAGACGCCATCCACAGCCCGCGGCCTGCTCCTGCAGTCTGCTTTCCGTAGCCTGGCATTCCGAGAAAGATGTTGCTGACTTCACTCATCTACTGATTCTTCCTGCACTGATGGGGCGACAACAGGAACGGCCAGCGGAGACGGGACAAGTCCCAGGTCAACCGCGTACGCCCGCTCCATCATGGCCAACATCCGCTTATCCTTTTCGCCGAGCGAATTGGTTTTCGATGCCTCTCGAAGCAGCTTGATGTCTGAGACAATTGCCTCTCGCTTTGGTGCGGTGAGGTAGGCCATAACTCGTTTTCGACACGCTTCGTCTTCTGGCAGTGCCTTCCCCAAAACGCACAGTTTCCATGCGTCCGGATTGTCCACCACCTGACCGACAGGCAAGTCGAGAAACTCCAGCGAGTCGTAGTCCTCGCCGGTCTCTTCCGCTCGGATCTTCTCCGCGCGTGAAAACAGAGGATTCACCGCGCGGCCCGGAACTGTTCGAATGCACTTCATGTCAGCCCCTCAGCCTATCAGGTAGGCATTGCAATCTTTTCGGTGATCACTGCCTCAAATTTGCTTTCGATGACAGCCGCTGCTTTCGTGCTGATTGGCATTTTGGTCACGATATATTTCACCGTGATTGTCTCGCCAGAGTTCGCCAATTTGTACGCGCCGGTGATTTCCGTCTGAGCGTCGAAAGCGGCCATCAGTGCAAGGTGGACAGCGTCAGTCGGATCCAGTGCCACGATGTCGGCACTAATTGAGCCAACACCACGAACGCCCGTTGCAACCGGCTTTTCGTAAGCCTGATTCACACCGAGGATGTTGTGAATCTTGTTCTCGCCCGGATCCAGCTCGATATTGTCGAGGAATGGAATCTCGGTGAGGGTATTACTGATCGTCATCTGCAGTTCGGTCAGCAGAGTCTTGTGAGCTACTGCGGGCATTGTTGTTTCCTATTCAGCAAATGGAATTTGATTTCCGTGAAGGTCGAACAGGTTCGACTGACCCTGCTCTTTGAACTTGCGACGGATATTGAAAACTGTGAGGCCCGCATGGTCCGGAGCCTGTGCGTAAACGTCGTAGATCTGATCTCTAATTCTGACCTTTGTGAGCATTGTGAATTCGGCGGACCTCAGAGCGAGATCTGCCGTTTTCACCGTGACGCGGCCGTCCACATCCGTGAAGCCTTCGCCGCCGGATGGAATCTGATCGATGTCCACGAACGCTTTTAGTCGCAGTTCGTGGTCATCGGTCAGAATAAAGTCAACATCGATCGCGAATTCCCTTTGCAGTCGCGGGACTGCAATCTGGGAAAATCGCTGTTCGAATCGTGACGCCATTTTTCAGCCTTACGCAGCAACTGGAGTTGTGATGGCACCCGTTGCGACGTTGTATCGTTTCAGGATAATCCAGCCGCTTCCGGTCCACTCAAGAAGTACCATGTCACCAACGGCAGAGAACACAATCGTTGTAAATCCAGATGCTGTGACTGGAGTCAGTGTCCCAGCTCCACCCGCAACCGTAAGCAGGATTTCCTTCAGCTGGCCAATTCGCACGCCGTTGGCCAGTGTGCCAGCGACTGCGCCACCGCTTGTCCAGACCGTTGAATAACTGGTGACGTTGACCGCACCGGCTCCGCTCAAGGCTTGCTGAGCACCCTGCGGGATGTCGAGCTGAGACGCTTCGTCAATGAGGATCACGCCGTACTCGGTTGTGGCACCTTTTGCTTCGACAACCGTGCCGACCGGGAAGTCCCAATCTGTGACTGTCTTTGTGTAGGCTCCACTCAACGCGGTCCCATTGAGCGGGCTGCCGTTTGCGTCCCAGCCAACTCGATCTCCGGCAACCCACGCCTGAGACGCTACGCCAAGGGCTCGGAAGCGGCCGCAGACGTCCACTTCGTCGATGTCGCCACTGGCAATGTCGTTGACCGGAATCCCGACGCTGCCTGTTGCGGTCAGTACTGGCGTTCCAGCTGTGATTGCTGCCGCCGCGGTGTAAGAGAGTTTGTCGTCGCTTGCGACTCGCTCCGTTGGAAGATTGAATGGCATTGCTTGCTATCCTTATGAATGATTCAGATTGAAAGAATTGACAGGTGTGACAACTGCGGCTTATGCAGCGCCCTTGCTCTTTGTTCCGGACATCCATTCGGCGAAGTCAACGCCGAAGTCATGGTAGCCGCGGAACTGAACACCCAGTGTGCTGAAGTCAGCGTCTGCCGATTCAACCGTTGGGTTTTCCTGGCCATTCAGGAATGAGACCACCATCGGCTTTAGCATTTCGCCAAACAGATACCAGCCGGTTGCTGTGTAGCCGGTGTAGTCACTGTCGCTGAGTTCGTTGACCACGTAAGGCACGTACTTGTTGCGGTGAATGTTGTCGTCTTGAACCGTTGACAGGTTTCCGCCGACATACAACTTCTGAGCCACAAATTCGAGTTCGGGCGGGACAAGCAACTTCTTTGGAGACCCGAGAGACGTTGAGCCTGAACCAACTTGCTTTTTGTCGGTGCTCTTCATCTTGCGATAATTGGTGATCGCCAATTGCAGGCCAACGCCATCAATTGCAAGGTTCGAGGTTGCGCCGGTGATGTAGTTCGTCCGGGCTGCCGTGAAGAACGCGCTGTTGTTGATGAACGTTGACCAGAATAGTTTCCGGAACTTGCGAGACGCTCCGCGGCCGAGGCGTGTTCGCAAATCGTCAAACGCGCCAAGATCATCATTGATGATCATCTTGCGAGTCAGTGCAAACATCTTCGCGAATGTGTCTGCAGATCGCTCGAACGTTTCATCTCCGACTTTTCCGTGTCGTATTTCGCCGTTCGCTCCGAGCTGCTCATACTCCATATCATCCAGCATTCTGTAGCTGGTGTGAGTCTTGAAGTCGGAGACCGGTTTGACGTCGGCAAATTCTCGCCAGGTCTGATCTTCTTCCATGAAGCCAGCCAGCAGCATCTTGTTGGCGATGTTGCTCAGGATTCCGGACAGAGACACGGTTGAAGCAGACGCATGGATCGGAGTCGATGGCAATGCGTACTGCAGAACCTCACGAATGTTGTCCGTGTTGATTCGATGGCGACCAGAATAGCCGTTCTGAGAGGCAGCCATTATGAACATTTCCTGCAGCCCCAGGTTGCGGAAATTGCGATGGGCACTTTCCAGAACTTCCGGCTTGTAGGACTTTTCAACATCAATGCCAAGAACTCGGCAGGCGGCAGCTTCGATTACGTCGCCGCTAATTGTGCTGTTGTCTCGTGAGTGAATTGCAGGGCCTTTTGGGCGAGTCTTTGCCAGCATATCCGCACGCATTGCGTATTCGGCCTTGATGACTTCGACTTCGTATCGAGTCGGTGCCCACTCTTCAGCCAAAGCGGTTCGCTTCAGCTTGCTCACGGCAACCATGCCTGTGGCTTTGATTTCGTTCAATGGCATCGTTTCGACCGTGCCGGCGTACTCTGAAGCAGCCGCATCAATCGACAGGTCCGACTTGGCGAAAGCCAACTGCAGGCCCGCCACATCAAACTTCGTTCCGGCCCCGAGAATTTCAGGGTTAACCGCCGACGCCTTGATCTCGACATCATACTTTTTCTGCAGTGCGGCAGTCTGAACTGGTGTCAGATCAGCAGCCGCAAAGCCCATTGCAATGATCCACTCTTCGAATTTCATGTCTAATTCCTTTGCTGGTTCTGCGGCGCTGGCCGCGATTGAAACTGATGTCGTCTCGTCGGCTCCACGAGCCAAAAACGCGACGCCAAACAAACGCGACTTGCGAGCGATTAAGGCAGGCCCAACGATGGTTCTGCCGTTTACGATTACAGATTGACCGGCCCGAACTTCTTCAAGTGGGCTGGTCGGGATTGCTTCAACGCTGGCCTGCCACGGATACGATCGTGCGGCGTTATCGACTACCTCGCGGGCTGCTGATCCAGTGCCGGAAACGATTCCGGCCAGAATCAACTGACGCCCGTCGTTCGTCTTTTCGGTCACATGCCCAACTCGCTGAGTCGGGTCGTGATCCATGTTTGCTGTGATGTTTGCTGAGTAGCTCAGGCCAGCCAAATCAATGACGACAGGCTTACCAAACTTCGCGATGTATTCCGCGGTTCGGAGTTCGCCGCCGTTGTAGGCAATGATTCGAAACGTCGGAACTGATTGCTTGCCATCTTCTCCGGCCGTAGCTGCGACGATTTCAACGTCTGCATCAAATGCGAACCGCTGAATTGTCTTCTTCGCAGCGGCGATGATCGGAACACGATTACGCGACATTAGCGGGTGTCTCCTGTAGCTGGCTTGCCTGCGTGTTTTCAACCTGAGCCATCGACGCCAGTGCGCCTTTTTCGTTGAAAATGGCGTGAAGCAAGATCTTTCGCATCGTGGTTTCGTCGACGCCGTAGTCTTCCGCCATCTGCGGGAGTTCATCCTCGAAGTCGAGCCCGTCTTCGGAATAAATCGTAGACAGCGTTGCTTGCCCGGTCTGCATTCGCGTGCGGTTTGCTTCGGCCTTTGAGCCTTCGTCAGCAACTGGATGCGATGGCCAATCCCAGATATGTGCGGGCATCTGTCCTGGAATCTGGACCCAACCGAAACGCAAAGATGCTTCTTCGAACCACATTTCAAACAAAGGATCGAGAACCAAATCTGAGCCGTCTTCGCGTTCGACGTCCAGCTGCATGTAGTACGGCGTGAAATCGAGTTTTCCGGACGCAAAATTGTGATCTGACGAGTCACCGGCCGCGAGGTTGTGCGGCATGTTCTTTGGACGGCCCTGTTCACTGACCTGAGCCCGGTGAAACGCTTCATATGTCGCGTTTGGATGTTCAGCCTTCATCTGGCCAGCATCCCATCCCATTGGAAGGGCCGTCATCATTCGCTTTTGGAATTCGATTGACGAGAACGGCGCGGCAAGGTCGGCCCCGTCGTCAGGAGACATCTGAGTCTTGAGCAGAACCGAAATATCGGCCGCTGTTTCTGCCGCCGCTAATGTGGCTTCTCGCCATCGTCGTGACGAGGCCCCGCAATTCAACGATGATCGCAGTTCCGGAACGCCGCGATGTTGACCACCGCGACGCATGGCGAACCAATGCAAAACGTATCGGGCCGGAACTGAATCTGCCTGCCATTCCGCATGATGCCATGACGCCCCCGGATGGTAAGGTAAAATGTCGTACCAGAGAGGATTTCCGAATTCGTCGAAACGAATGCCGTCAATGTACCCTTCAATTCCGGTGTCGAGATACGGCGTAGAGCACTGCTCCGTCTCAATGACAGACAGGTCGAGTTTCACCGCGTGTTTGACACCCGGATTGCTTTTCAGCACAGCGAAGGATTCACCGTCGCTCATTTTTGCGTGAGACATAGCCCACAGCTTGCGACGTAACTTGATCGACTTCGCCCATTTCTTCCACTCAGCTTCCACTAATGCGTTGAAGCCCTTGGAAGCGGTCTGCATTCGCAGTGAAGGACCGACGCCAACCGTGTAGTTCGCATGAGTCTGAAGCATGCCGTCGACGTAGGCATTGTTCGCGACTTCATACCTCGACCGTGAAACAAGTTTTTGCCGAACGCCCTTCGACGCGGCGGCGTTTGCGTCAAGTGAATCAGAATTCGCCCAGTAATTTCGGTATTCGGCGGTATCTTGAGCCGCATCAAATCGGGCGTGAATCGCCGGAGAATCGCCGGAGAATGTGCGAGGCTGCGGACTGACCGATTCAACAGCCTCCGTCTTCTGTCGCGTAACAAATCGCTTCAGCGCCGCGAGCATTAGCCTGCTCCTGGCGGAATGATTTGCGAGAACCGCAGCCCCATGTGATTGCGGCGGCCTGCGGTCTTCTGCGCGATGTGGTTATCAGCGGCAATGAGCTGGCTGATGTCCTGTTCGGTAACTGTGCGACCATTCTCGCTGCTAGTTTTTGGGCCTAGCGCAACTTGTGCGATTGCTTCAGCGATGGTTTCAGGTTCAGCCATTCCCGCATGTTGCGGGATGAATCGGCATTGCGGAAGATGCTACGTAGGTGTTGTTTCCACGTGTGGAAATGTCAAAGCAAATCCCCTTCAATATCTTCTATATCTTCAACCACAGTTTCAACGCTTCGGATCATCTGCTCGGGCGGCTGCTGCGTCAACAGCTTGTGCCCGCAGTGCCGACATTGCTTGTAACGAAACGTCGCAGCAACCCCTTGGCTCGTGCGATACGTGCGGAAGTCTCGGCAGTTGCATTCCGGGCAAGCCAACCGGCCACCAGTTGCTGTCGATTGCATTGCCATTTCAGCGAGTGTCAAGCGTGGTTTCTCCATCATTGGCGGCCCGCCATTTGCGCGAGCGTTCGGACTGGTTTTCTAGCTACCTCAATCTCTCTCAATCGCTCCTCGACCGAGCGAGCCACGAGCATCATCGCGAATGAATCCCAGAAGTGATCCCGGCGAAACTTAGGCTTTCGCGTCTTCGTGGCCTTCTTTCGCAAGTCGGCAAGGTCTGCCGATCCTTCGCGAATATGCTCCGCCAGCCGCTTGTGATTGATCCACAGGCCAGATTCCGAAGCGAACAATTGGAAACCGTGCGGATCGTCGGCGGCTGTCATGAACAGATTCTCAACCAGCGAGTGCCAGTGCTCAGCGTTCCAGATTACCTCTGAACATGTCCGCTCCCGCCCTTTTCCACGGTTGATGTGCCAGTTGTCGCCGATGATGACTTCCCGTGATGGCTCTGGCTGGCGGTATGCTGGCTGTCCTTTTGCGGGGAGAAACTGACGTATCCCGCGCTCAGTGCAAAAACGCTCAACAGGCTGACTCGCCCAGGTCTTTTTCTCGCCATCCTCTGACCAGCTACCCATCCAGCCTTTGTCGATCAATGTCAGGTCCGCGAATCGCAACTGGCCTTCATTGTCTTCGTGGCCCTCCTGTTTCCATTCGTCGGCAAGCCTGCATAATCCGTCGTAAATCAACTGTTCGGCCTGCTCAACGGTCGTTTCACTGGTGCCATGACTCCGAACGTCGTAATCAATAACACGATGCCGGCAGTCTGCGTCTGTTCCCATCGTGGAAAAATGCAGTTCGATCTTTCGAACGTCCACGCCGCGGACGATCATCGTTGTGGAATCTTCGCAGCGCCCTCGCGGCCGGTCTGACTCCGCGTTCATGACGTGGCCCAGCTCGAGCTTTGACTCAATTACGTCTTCGTTCGTGATGGTTTCATTGTCCAGCTCGCACCGGCAGAACATTTCCCCCTTATCGGCCCATTCGTCGAAGTAGTTCTGCAGGGCTGAGACTTGCAGCTGGGTTCCGTCAGGAAGAACTTGCGGTTTGAAGCGATGCTGATTGGATACGACGGCCCCGGCGTCCATTTCGCGACGATGCTTTAGATAGTAACCCTGAGCCGCCCTGCCGTACTTGTCGCCCTGCTGTTTGCCTTTCTGTCGGAGCTTCACGTATTCCATCCACATATCGAAACGATCAGGCTTCTCCACGAGATATCGAAAGCGGCGAACAACAAACGGGTGCCCTTTTTCGGCAAAGTGATGAGCCACGCCAACGCCCGACTTTGGCAGCGTCGCTAGCATGATTCTGGCGAGCGGTTGCGTCTGCGTGCCGAGTCCTCCGATGTCCAGATTGACGCGGTCAATGATCTTTTTCGCAACGTCAGAATTGCCCGTCGTGTCCGGTGTGTCCAGGTCGTCAATCGCTACTGCCTTTGGCCTGCGCCCCAGAATATTCAGCCCGCGAATTGGCGAATCAGCGCCACGGAATCGCAGCATTGCCCTGGCAGATGGTGAACCGGGAACCGCAGGCATATCGATTTCGTCGATCGTCCATGAAAACTTGATTGGCTCCTGAGAGTATTCCTTGCCCGTGTCATGCCGGAATCCAGAGGCGTGCATTTGATTGGCAAGCTGCGGCGTTGACCCGACACGCCGCACGGGAACGGAAATTTCCGGGTAGTATTGCGCAAATGTTTCTGAGCGAATCATCATATCCTTGATTGCGTTCGCGCTATCAACTGCACTTGGTCCCGTCGCTGACACAAACGCGATGAAATCGATTACGCCCGTTGCTATGGACTTCCAAACCATGCAGCGGAGGTAGCTGGTTTTTCCTTCGCCTCGGCTGGCCAGCAAAAGTGAGTCCCCGCCATGCTTTAATGATTCTGCAAACTCGTGAATCATGTCTGCCTGTTGCTGAGTGAACGCACGGGTGAACGGTTCCAGCAGACCAGACTTCGGCCCGCACATTTCCCAGATCCATGCTTCGTGGTCTGCTTCCAGTTGCTCGCGATACTTTCTCTCTTGGTCGGTGAGCGGCGGGATGATTACAGTGGCGTCACTTTTTCGGCGGCGACGGTTTGCTTCAGCAGACTGCTCTCGCCTGCGCTGAGCGTAGGTCGATGTCGTTGATGGAATTGTTTCTGCATCGGCAAAAAACATTCAGTTCACTTTGTGAAGTCGCGAAGTTGCTTAACGGCTCGAAGTGCGTTTGCGTAGTCGCCTACCTCCAGCATTCTTCGGTAAAGATCCCGCGTCGCCTCATAGCACCAGCCACGAATCAGCCGGGTGTCTGCATTTGCGATTTTTTCGAAGTGATTTCCGGAAAGCCTTAATAACTCTCGGGGGTCTGCGTTTGGGAATTTATCAGTGATAGCCTCAATGATCTGCGCACCGCTAGCGCCCTGAAGCATCCAGTCAACAACTTGGTTGGCTTGCAGGTCTACATCTCGAAGGCAAAGTGCTTCTCGATCACTCCTGCTTTCGCCATCGCCAGACTTGGTTTCTGATTCAGCCATATTTCATCAAAAATCGCTTGGTGGAACTTGCACATATCGGGGTCGTTTCGAAGCATGAAGTTTTCGAAACGGGGGTTAAAATTCAGGTTCATCGACGTTGGGCAAATAATGTCCCATTCGGCATTTTGCAGCATGAAGAACTTCGCGTGATTTTTGCCGACACGAATTGAATCGGCTCCGAAGACGTCGCGGATACGCTTAGCCAGCTCTGGCGATCGCTGCTGAAACGTGTAATCAACCAGCCATCGGCTAGAGCTGCACATTTGAGCTTGCACGAATTCAATGACGGTCGAAACGTCGGTTGTTGCCGCCGTCCATGTCGAGACAGTCAGGTGAGCGGGCCCAGTGATTTCCAACACAGCTTCGATGATGTCGATGATGGAAAACTGCCCTTTCGTGAATCCATAGATCTCCACCTCTTTGTTGAATCCTTCGATTGCGCCAGCGGCTGTTTCCTTGCGTCGAAGATCGCGAATTTCTCGCTTGTGCGTGTTGCGGGCCACGCGGATCGTTGGGGCCTCAATTCCATCGAGCGGGAACACTGGCTCAATCGTTTTTGTCAGCAGCGGATTCTTCGTTGTTTTCACGGTTTCGGCTCCACTCAATAAACTTAATTGTACTGCGAACGGATCGCTCGATTTCATGGCTGGCTGACTTGCAGGTCTCGGCAAAAAACTTACGAAGCGTCGGCGTGATACTCACAGAGACGACTACTTTTCGTTCGCCGAAATCAGCGCGTCGTCCTCTTGAAGTCATTATCGTCAACCATGTTACAGCGAGTTGAATTGTATGCTATACATTGTAACTGGAATTGTATAACACACAATAGAAATGGCTCCTTTCTGATTAATACTGCTTTTGTTTTCTAAGTCTTGCTAGCGCGGCCACGGGAAG